GAGCGAGCTGCCTTGGCGCATTGTTGAAGCGATGATGACGCGTTTAACGTGTCGCTACCCCAGCAAAAAGATGCTAGGGCTTCCTGAAGAGTTTCAGGCCCTGCCTTACCATCAATGCGTAATTGCTGACACTAACCCGCCTCCTATGCGGCACTGGGTCAAGATTCGCCTTGAAGATGCGCCAGATTATGAGCGTGTCGGCTTAAAACTTTATAAGCAACCGCCTGCTATGATTTTTGATGCCGTTAAAGCAAAATACGTGTGCAATCCAGAACGCGAAAACAGAATTGGCATACCCGATGCCGCGATGGAAGCAATGGCATTAACGCTTGATGAAGAAACTTTTAAAGTTAAAGTGCTGGGCGAGTATGCGGCGGTATTTGACGGCAAGCCGGTGCACCCTGCGTACAAGCAATCCATTCATTACTCAAAGAGCGTGATTACACCAGTTCCTAATGAGCCGCTCTACTTGGGCTGGGATTTTGGCTTAACGCCAGCCGTTATCATTATGCAGTACATTAACTCTCAAGTTCGCGTGCTGGATGAATGCTACACCTTCAGCATGGACCTGGAACAGTTTCTCATTAACCTATTTTTACCCAAATATTACACAAAATACGACGCTTGGTTTAAGCGTAATAACTATGTGTCAACCGGAGACCCCGCAGGCGCAACCCCAGGACAAGCCACCGGAGTTCACTGCCTAAAGATATTGAGGCACCATGGCATCGAGACAAAGGCTGCTAGAACCAATAAGCCGCTTATTCGACAAGCTGCCCTTAATTACCATTTAAACCGTATGAATATGGGCGAGCCTGGATTTCTTGTCAGCAACCAATGCATATTTTTAAATGAAGGCATCGCGGGCGGCTATCGCTATGAGGAAATCAAGGTCTTTGAAGGCGGTGAAATACGCTATCGTGATGTGCCGCTAAAGAATGAGTACTCGCACTCGGTTGAAGCTTGCCATTACGGATTAATGCCGCTTTATAGCGAGTCATACCAGAAAAAGATTGAATATGAAGATGTGTTCGACGGCCTCACCTGGCAGCGTCGATTTAAAGCCCCCGATAATACGATGAGGACGTAGCATGCAAGACCCTATGCAGCCTAATACCCCGATGTCGCAAACACGAAGCATGTATGCTCAAAAGCGTGACGACCCGACTGATTTATCTCCTTATCAGCAAGATAAGTATGAAGTTGAGTACGATGAAGACGGCAATCCGCTATCAGAATATGAGTTTTGTCAACAGGCTTTTAAAAATAAAGGCAAGTGGGATGACTATTATAGCTTAGCCAAGCAAACCGCGATGAATAACAAGCGGTTTTTGTATGTCTCTAACTGGGATGATGAGTCGCTGGGCAACCGGCGCATGAATAACAAAATTACCATGGAGGTTAATTTAGCGGCTATCTATCAACGGGCGCTCATTAAAGAGAATCGGACAATCTCGCCCCAAGTGTCAATTATCCCGACCAACCTCAAGGTGCCTTCTGACACAGCAGAGCTAAAAGCGGGCATGTTACGCTATATTGCTGATAAGTCTAATACCGATGTGCAGTACATGAACTTGTTCCAAGACATGTGCGATTGCGGCGCAACGGCATTGCATACTATTGTGGTGAAGCCTAATACCGGCAAGCTTGAAGAAGAGTTGCGCCTAAAATATGAAGATATCATGGACTGCTTTTTTGACCCTGACGCTAAAGAATTTTTCAGAGAAGATGGTGATTTTGCAGGCGTCACTTATCGCATTTCGTCGCAGCAGTTTAAAAAGATGTTTCCTGGCAAAGAGATTCCACGTAACGTCGCCGTCGACACTGACACGATGAGCGATGCCCAGTATGAAGATAGCGTTACCCTGCTCAAATACTACAAACGCCAGTACCGAGAAACCAAGGTGCTTATTTTGGACAATGGCGCACAGTTCAGCGAAGCGGAATACGAGGAGTTGAAAAAAGAGCATGATAAGGCCATGGAAGAAAAGAAGAAGCTTTACGCAATCGCGATTAATGCGTTTAAGGCTAAGCTTGCAGAAAAAGGGCTGCCAGACAAAAAACTGCCTGATTTTGAGTCAACCATAAAGCCATTCCCATCAATTGCCAAGGAAGAGAAAAGCTATTTTGAGTACATTTGCGGTTACATCTTAAGCGATGAATGTGTGTTGCAACGCCGCGAGTACAACACTGACCAGATGCTATTGCTTTATGGGGTAGGAGACCAGCGCGTGGTAAATGGGCAGCTGATTGTTATTCCTTATGCTCAATACGTACAGAATATGCAACGGTTTATGAATTATTGCTTGTCTGAATTAACCGATGATTTGGCTTGTCGTATCAAGCCTACTATCCTTGGGACCAATCAAAATTTTGCAACTAACCTTGAGGAGTGGACTAACCCAAACCGCCCTCGCGTATTGACCGCAGACCCTGATGACGCTAACGGTCACATGCCAAGCGTGCTCGCCCCTAACTCAATAGACCAGGGGATTTTAGCGCTTTATCAGCAGGCCCGCGAAGATATCAAGATATTGATGGGCGCAGGTACCGAAGTCGCTAAAACAGCTTCTGATGCCACGCTAATGACAAATGACCTCAGGGACTCTAACGACAAAGGGGTGTACCAAGACAACCTTAATAAGCTGATTGCCAAAGCCAATGAAGGCTTACTAAAGCTTATCCCAAGCATTTACGACACAGAAAGAACGGTAATTGTCAAGGGCGAAGACGGAAAACTTGATTACAAAGTGATTAACAAGCAGACCTACCATTTTGATGATGAGATGGACAATTTTATTCTTGAAAACGATATGAGTGTTGGAGATTTTAGCGTTGAGGTCTACGGTGGCTCCTCCTTTTTTGCGCAACAAGTCCTTGGCATTAACTTTTTACTTAAAATCGCAGAACTTGATGAAAAAAGCTTAATGCCGCTTGTGATTGATGAGGTGGCCAAACTTGCGCCATTTGTCTTTAGCAATAAGATTTGCAATCGTTTTCGAATGAAAGTAACGCCGCCTGATGTCATCGCTCAAGAAGAAGGAAAACCTGCGCCTCCTCCACCGCCTCCATCTCCAGAGGAACAAATAGAACAAGGCAAATTAAAGCTTCAGGCCGCTGACTTAAAGCTAAAAGAGCAAGACCAGCAAATTCAACAGCACAAATTAAAAATGGATGCTATCGAGATGGTGGTAAACGGAATTATACAAAAGAAAGAAATTGAAGCGAAAAACATTGCTTCCGCTGCCCAGATAACTACTGAGCAGATTAGAGCCGACACGGAAAACAAGAGAAGCGTTGAGGAAGGTATGGCAAGACTTGAGGAAATGATAGAGAAAGAGCACGACCGTCAGGACAAAATGCATATGGAATCAGCGAAAATTAGCAAAGAACTTGACAATTTGACTAAAGGTGATAAAATATGATGCAATACGATAGAAATCTTGAAGAACAGCTAGACGAGTTACCGTTAGATGATGATGACGAGAAGACCGACGGGCCGATTGAGCAAGATGAACTTGATGAACTCATTAGTGATGCGTTTCATAGCGATGACGAGGATGAAGAAGACGAAGGGGATGAAAATGAAGCTAAAGAAAAAGAACCGAACGATGAAGATGATGACGATTCTTCAGAAGGCGGTGCAGCGGCTGAACTTTCACCACCTCCTGCGCAACTTAACAAGAAAAAGGGGCGTAGTGCGCTTAGAAGGGCGAAGGAAGCCATTAAACGCGAGCAGTTACGCAGCGAACTTGAAAAAACACGGCAGGAAGCACAACAAGCACGGGCGTTAGCAGAACAAGAACGCAGCCGTGCGTTTGGTATGGAAGCGCTTATTAAGACCATTTCAGGTGGGGCTAGCATGGATGAAATTCTAGGGCTGGCAACTAATGGGGGGATGCATCAAGACGTAGCACAAACACCGCAGGAAGCGCCACTTACTGCTAAGCAATTGGAAGAGTGGTATAGAAACAAAGCAGCCTTAAACAGCGAGATGACGAGTTTACAGTCAACGTGGCTGCCGATACATCAACGTGTGGCGAAAACCGCGCCACAGGTTACTAGTTGGTTTGACCGTGATTTCACGGCCGGAATTGAAGCGAATCCACAACGTAGAGATTTGTTGAAAGCTGTCGCAGGTTTCAGCTATCCCATGGAGGCACTTTACGCTGCTAGTAGAAAGGAAGGTTTTGAACGCTTATCCGTAGGCGAGCAGATATCACTTGTACACAGGTGTAGCTCAAAAATCGCCGAACGGAATAAGCCCGAGGCTTCACGCCAAAAACGTGAACCTCTAAAAACTCCGTCTAGCAATAGCGTGAATTCAAGGCTTCCCGCTGATAAAATCAGCAATGAGGAATGGTTTAACCGTATGCACGGCACACGATAACCTACCCTGAGTCACCTACTGCTAGGTAAAACTAAATACTAGTAGATAGGTGACTCATTATGGCAGTTGGACCAGGAGGTAACTCCTTATTTAATACCGTCCTTTTTCACAAAGGACTTATCGTCGATTACGCAGCAAGCTACCGCACTGCACTGTATGCAACCCCTTACAATGGGTTTGATGGCAATACCGCAAGTCTTGGTAAGAGCATCACTGAAAAGTACCCCTTCCAATATAACGGCGTGTACGGTTTAAGCTACGACCCCAATACCCAAGTTAACGCCAGCATGGATAAAACCATGACGATGACGTTGGGCGCGACTAACTATAGCGGCACCGAGTTTGCTTGCGTATTACCGTTTGCGCTGACCGCTGAACAAATCACTTTCTTTTCTTTCTGCAAAACTCCGGCAGATTTTAAGAAATACTTTATGATTCAGATTGCCAAAAAGGCCGCTGCGATGATGGACCAAGCATTAATTGACAAATGCGTTGAGACTTGGGCGGATGCTATCGGCGATCCAACGCTTGCAGTTAACGGGTTTGACTCATTATCGTTAATGAACGCACAATCTGCAAGAATGGAAATCCAGATGCTAAACAGTGACATTATGGCTGGATTTTCACCCACTGCGTACAACCAGCTGCAAACCGCTTACCCTAACTATTTCAATGAGAAGGTCAACTTACCTATCTTAAGAAATGGGCAAATTAAGTCGGGCGCAGGCCTTAACATCTATTCTGATAACTTAATGCGCCGCCACACCAATGGTTCTTTTGCAACTTCTGGAACCATTCAGGTTGATGCGACCGTTACTAATCAGACTGAAAATACCCCTTTTGTCGATATCGACTTAAAAGGCTTTACCGCATCAGCCACCGGCGTATTGCGCTATGGCGACTATATCACTTTTGGTATCGCGGGCAACTACGTTGAAAGTGTAACCCCACGTGAAAAATTAAACACAGGACGCGCCAAGACCTTTATTGTGCTCGGTGAGCCTACAGGCCCTACCACGACTAATCCTGTGGTGAATGCCGACGGCTCGGGTAATTGTACTGTTCGCGTACGTTATGCTCCCGTGTTTAACGATGGCTCTCCAATGCCAAACCCTTACGTTAACGTCAGTCGTCAAATCATTGAAAATGATGTGGTTAATCTTATCGGTGGGCCTAACACTACCTTTACCATCAACTTGGTGTTTCCACGCGTTGGCTTGTACTTCTGCAACCCTTACATTGCTACTTATCCTGCCATCTCCACAGGCGGAAAACAGTACTCGACTTTCGCGTACGAAAAAGTGGAAAGCATGATGGTTCCAGGGACTGACGGCATGAATCTTAATCTTAACTTAGCCGGTGCCGGTGACTTAAGCCAGTTTAGTGCAACCTGGGCGGTTCGCTCGATTTGCGGCGGCATGCCACTTGACAACATGGGCTTTGTGTTCTTAAGCAAAGAGTAAAGCGAGGACTAATTATGTTACTAAAGCTATTTAATCGAAGCGAAGACGGCACTTTAATTGAAAAAGTGTGCAGGGACATCATAGAGCTTAACGAGGCATTCTCTGCGGGGTGGGCAACCGCCCCCCACCTGATTAAAAAGGTGGAGCAAGCAGCGGAAAGCGCGCTAGCAAAAGTTGAGCAAACCGTAGAGGACGTCTTCTCTAAGAAAGACAAAGATAAAGACAAAAAAGGCTAACTCAGATGTCATCAAGCCTTAACTCGGTTAACAATTTAATTACGACCTCCCTTCGGCTGGGAGGCGTTATCCGTGAAGGAGAAATCCCCGCGGAAGGCAAAACGGCGACGGCGCTGATGTTTTTAAACGGCATCCTGTCGACGTGGTCGCAATACAAGGCCTATATTTATTTTGTTAAAGAGTTAACGTTCGTAGGGCTGTCAAACCAGCTGTATTACTTTATTGGCAGACAGCCTGATGACACGATTCAAGCAGACCCGTTTGTTGAAATCGATTCTGTGGTCTATAACATTGGCGGTGTTACCTATACTCCGCAACGTTTAAGCAAGGTTGACTTTGATAATATTGCTTTTAAGCAAGTATCGAGCATGCCTGGCAACTGGACGCATCAAGTCAATCAAAATAATTGCCAATTTGGCTTGTACCCAAGAACGGTGGGCGGTGAGATTATCACCATCACTGGCAAGCAAAAGCTTAACGATGTCAATCTTTTTGAGAGTGCAGAAGCCTCGATTGCCACCTACGCCTTTTTGCCAATGGCGTATTGGCTCGCCAAGGATTTATCGATTTATTATAACACCACGCCGACACAAGGCTTTGAAGACCAATTTGCTAAATACAGCAAAATGCTGATTAACAGCAACCAACGCCGCGTTGACTTCACCTCCCCTATCCCATTCTCAACGAACAAGTTCGGACCTTATTCAACGGGAGCAGGTTTTGGCTACTGATTATAATTTTCCCGTTGTTGGCGGCTCCAATTTTCAGCGCTCAGCGGCAGCAGACAGCCAGCTAGCGGTTAATTGGTACCCCTATTACGACCCCATGACCCAGCAGTGGTCACAGTATTTCTACGCCGGTGTCAAGAAGTTTTTAACACCGGATGTAGGCGAAAACCCTTTTTATGGCCGATGCGGAGGCTGTCTTGCCCTAATTGACAGCGCCTATTTCGTGCTCGGCAACAAAGTATTTGAAATTAATAGCATCTTCACCATTACCGAGATTGGTACCATCAATACCGTGGTAGGCACCGTATGCATGTGCGTCGGCGGCCAATACCTCTTGATTGTCGATGGTACCGGCGGCTGGATATACAATGTTGTTACTCACTCAGGATGGACACAGATTCCAGGGCCTCCTGTTACCGCTTTCCCCATTGCCCCTACAAGTTGTGCCGAGCAAGAAGGCTACTTTTTAGTTAATGATGACGGAACGCAACAATGCTATCAATCAGCCTTTGAAGACCCTACCAAGTGGAATGCGTTAAACCGTTTCCCTGTCAATTACAACTCGTGCGCGGCGGCTAACCCACTAATTGCGATTCGCTCTGTCAATGGGCGCATGCTGATGTTTGCCCGCGGGTTTATCCAGGTGTACACCAGAAAAGCGGTGTTGTCGCTTGCGTTCCAGCCTGACCAAAACCTAGTCTTTTACTATGGCGTATTAAGCCAAGGCGCTATTGTGGTCGGAACTTCTGGCACCTATGGCGAGCCTGAAAACCAGTTTGCCATTTTTATGTGTCAAACATCGGATGGCACCCGAAAATTCATGAAAACATCCGGCGAACGCCCCACGGTTGTTAGCACGTTTAGCATTGATTATCGCTTAAATCGCCTTAAAAATCCTTCAAACTGCGATTCTTTTATCTGGACTGAAAACGGCCAGACCTTTGCAGTCTTTAATTTCAGGACAGACAACTTAAGCCTTGTTTATATCGTTAACAATCAAACTTTTTTTGATTTGAAATACCTAAACGATACCGCTTATTTTGGCCAATCGTTTATGTTTTTTCAGAATAAAAAGCTATTGACATCAGCATTAAATGGTTTTGTGTATGAGTTGTCAGAAGATTTTCTCGACAATGACGGCACACCTATAAAGCGGCTTCGCATTACTGATAATTTTAGGGTTGCAGGCTATAAAAACATCCAGGGCAATTACCTTGAGCTTTATTTCCAACAAGGTGTTGGCCTTGTAGGACGCTCTGACCCAAACGGTGCGCACTATGTGTATGGCGCGGACCCCCAAGTTTACTTATACATTTCTTATGATGGCGGCCAAACCTTTAGCGAACCTATGCGTCAAACCATCGGGTTAAGCGGTCGTCGCATGACAACGACTCGCTTTGAAGGCTTAGGGTATTCCAAAGACTGGACCTTTAAGCTTGAAATTATGGCTCCCGTGCAAGTGTTCTTAATGGGCGCAAGCTTTAACTATACGATTGCTTCAGGGAGCGGTTAATGCCATTAATTCAGTCTACATTAGATACGTTATCCTCGCTGCCGATTAACTCAAAAATAGTTGACGACAACGGGAAAATGAGCATTGAACGGGAGAGATACGACAATGAAATCTTCCAAGCGGTTAACTCCCTTTATAATCGAGGCTTTAATTCTTTTATTTACAATCCTGATTTTAACTTACTGGGCGCTGGCGGATATACCCCCATCACTCAGGCCGACGGCTCCGATGTTGAGACAGTTTCAAACTGGTACGTGGTTAACGGGGGCGGCACAAATGCCTATATTATTACACCGACCCCCTATCCGTTTGCCAATAAGTCACCGAGCGGTTCTTTAAACTTTTTAAATGTCAAAGTGAGCGCACTTGATGCACCGCTTTATCTTTACAACTTAAATTACTCTACCGGCGCGCAGCAGTTTAACGCGGCGACTAAATACAATGGCCAACAATTAGCGTTTTCTATCGCTTACCGGAACAATACGCTTGAGGCAACAGAACTCAGCGTATCGGCCACCATTCCAAACATCGGCACCGTGGAAACAGCGCCTTTATATCTTGAGCCAAGCCGCTTTTTTGTATCAAACCTATTGAAGATACCTGACATGGAAGACATCGACCTTGGGCCAAATCCCGTGGTGCAGTTTCGCGTCAATATTAACAACTTGTTTGGCATGCCAGCTGATTTTGACCTTTTTTACATTAAGGGCGAGGTGGGCAGTTCGCCTACCTCCCTGCAATTTGACCACATTTTAGAGCAGCTTCGCTGCCAAAACTTAACATAGGTGGATTATGGGTTTATTTGGCGAAAAAAATAGCAAAGAGGCATACGCTAATTCACAGCAAAGTACGCAAAATGCAGCCAATGCGCTGAACCAATCGTACCAGCAATCAGCAAGCTTGCTTTCACCTTACACGCAAAACGCGAACCAAGATTTTAATGCGGCTCGACAAGGCCTTTACGGCGCTATGGGGCAAATGCAGCAGCAAGGAAACCCCAACACGGGCGTTTACAACTTGTTGAACTACAACCCAAGCCAAATCCTAAACCATGCCGAAAGCGGCTACACCATGTCGCCTTTTGCTCAGCAGCAAGAGCAAGCGGCAAACGCCATCATGACGAACAAGCTTGGTGCGCAAGGCCTGGAAGGCTCAGGTGTTGGCGATATGGAGCATGCCGAGATTGCAAGCGGAATCATGAACCAAGACCAGCAGCAATACTTAAGTAATCTATCAAAAAGCTTTGATAGTTATCTTCGCGTGCTCGGAATTGATGACAAGCAGCGTTCTGATGTCATGAACGCGTTTGGCAAGATGGTGGGCATGGAAAACAAAGCATCTACCAACTTGGCCAACATTTCTCAGAAGACGGGCCAGGAAACCGCTAATGTGTACAACAACCAAGCAAGAATTGATGAGCAGCAAGCAAGGAATGCGCAGCAATACCAACCTTTAGCGCAAATCGCTAATATTGTTGGGACGGGCGTTGCGGGATATAACTTGTGGGGGTCTCCTGGGGGGTCTCCCGGCGGATGGCAAGACCCCAACCAAAGCGCTGGCGCTAATATCTGGGGGTACTAATTATGAAGCAGTTAATTGGTGACGCTTTTATGCGTCCTATTGAGCAAGCAAGCCGCATACAGTCTAACCGCGCCTTAATGGATAATCGCAATATGCGCACAAGGTTAATGCCAGAGCAGGTCGCCTCTCGCATTAATTATCAGCATGAGCGATTAAAGCAGATGGACGAGCGCATCCGGCAAAGTCAAGACCGACTTAGCGAGCTGCAGCGTCAGTTTAACGCTAAGTTCCCCTATTACATTAAAAGCATTGAGATTGCCCAGCAAAATTCCGCCCTAAAAGCAAAAGGGATTGAGCAAAATCAGCAGGCTTACGAACTGCGCCAACGAAAAGCAGGCATTGCGCAGCCAACAAGTTTCCCTACGGGCGAACAAGGGCTGACGACGCTATTAACCCAAAAAGACATGTCAAAGATGCAGGATGTGATTAACGCATGGCCACAGATGAAATCGGTGCTATCACAGATTCAGCAAGGGGCTAAGTATTTTGTCAACAACCCTGATGGGCTGAAAAAGTACATGAGCGCGCTAAGCGCCACTTGGACAGGGCACGCGAGCAAAAGCCAGGAAAAGCTATTAGAAAATGTAGGGGTGTCAAGCAACGCTATTGTTCAGCTGCAAGAGCTACAGATGTCGTTAATGAACTTGCCTAAATTGCAGGACACTTACAATGCCACGGAAGCCTTGTTCACCCCTCACAAAGGCGAAACCGTGCAGTCTTTTATGACAAGAACCAATGCGGTAACTCGAGATAATGCGCTGAGGTACCACCAGGCCGTCTTTAATACCCAGTTTGGCGTGCCAGCGGACGATGCCGCGGAAAGCGCTCGCGACAAGTACGTGGCAGAGCATATGCAAAACGACCCCTTTTTACAGCAAAACCAACAGAACTTACAGGCGATGGGCAAGCATGGCGGTCATCGAGGCGCAAATGTTGCCGCATCGCCTATGGCTCCCCAATCGCCAACCCCTGCGATTATGTCGTCACAGCAGGGTGACTCATTTATTACCAAAAAGGGGACTGAAATCGGCATGGATGACGCCTCCTCTTACGCGCAATCGCACGGGATATCGTTAGATGAAGCCATGCGCAATCTGTCGGAGAACGTGTAATGGGAAGAAGAGCGACCTTAGCTGAAATAATGCAGGTGCCTTATGTGCCTGCAAACAATGCGCCGCCGCAAATGAGTGATGGCGGTCAAGCCCAAGAAGTAAAGCCGCGGCGAGCCTCTTTAGCTGAAATAATGCAAGTACCCTATACGCCCCCTCCGCCTACGCAAGAGCAGCTGGATGATGAGGCTGACAAAGAGTACGCCGAAAAAGCGATAGGGCCTACGACCCCAGAATTTAAGCATGAGAGCGATAAAACCTTACAAGCTTTTAAGACGGGCGGCGCTGAAAATTTAGCGGCATTAACGCGGATATTGTCCGCGGTCGGGTTTAGCGCATCCCTTAACCAGGCAGCTAAAGAATTAGCGGACAAACAAAATGAAAAATATGACGAGATGGATACCAACCTTCATCAGGTGCTGGCAAAGGCTGTCGCAAAATACGGCTTAGCAGCAATTGAGGCAGCTGCGGCAGTATCTGGCGCAGGCGAAGTGGTAGGGGCGCTAGGGGAAGCCGCGGAATCAGCGGGCATTGTAGCAAGATTAGCCGCTCAATTTCCAAAAACAACAAGATTTGCAAAGGCAGTTAAAACCGGCGTCAATGAGAATGAATTCGCTAAAAATGTAGTGGGTGCACTGCCTGGTGGCGCGGCTTTTGGCGCGATTACTGCAAGCCCTGATGAAAACCTGGCAGGAGCAACTGGGACGGGTGCGCTTCTTGTGCCTTACGGGGTAGGAGCAGGGCTGATTTTATCAGAAATATTGGGGCATGTATCAGAAGCTGCCGCTAAAGCAAGAATGGCTAGCCAATCCACCAAATCAGTGGAGGAGATGGAGCAAACGCTAAAAGACAATCCAGGGGATGATACACCTATTATGTTGGGGCAGGCCATTGGAAATGAAAAAGTTGAAAAAATGGAAGTTAACGAAATCCCAGAAAGGGCTGCCCATGGCGACAAGGCGATGGCTAAATTTAAAAAGATAAAGGAAAACTTGGCTGTTCAGGCTAAAGACTTGGGTGAAAAGCTTGACATTGGCCATTACCCCGAAGGCGTACGAGCAAAAGATGAGCCGCTCGTGATTGATGGCAGCGAAACGCCTCATGATTTATCGCTACAAATCGCTGAAAAAATCAAGTCTCATGCCGATGCCATGAAAAAACAAAAGCAAGAGCTTTTTAAAGAGTCTGACAAAGCAGCAAAAGAAGCTGATTTTACGGTGCCTCTGAAGAACTTTAGGGCGGCGGCGCAGTCCAAGAAAGGCAATCTTGAGCGCATTTTCGCCAAAACTGGCGTAGGGTCTCCTGCATCAAAATCACTCAAAATGCTAAAAAGCATTCTTGAGAAAACAGATATTGAGGCAAGGCGCGGCGCAAAACAAACAAGGCTTAACAACTTAAATGATGCAGTGTATGCAGGCTTTAACTTTTTAGATTCTGCCTCAAGAGAGCTTGAAGAAAAGCTCGCCACCAAAGAGCACTTTTCAAGAAAATTTGAGGAAGCCGACCAGCATTTAGCGAACGTTGGCCAGAAACATCGAAACGCTTTGGCTGATTTTGACAGCGAATCGGCGGCAAGAATAAAGACCGCTAAAGACAAGTTAGCGCAGGCTAACAAGCATTTCCAAACGGGTCACGGAGGGTACAAGTTCGAAGAGGCGAGCAAAAGAATAAAGGCCGCTCAAGATGAATTGGCGGATGCTGAAAATCACAGCATTGATGGCCGAGCAAAACTTGAAAAAGAGGGGCTAAAAAATGTGCGCAAAGCTGAGCAGGCTAAAGA